TTTTTTTAAGATATCTTTATCTGCAGCCCATTGGGATACATTTTCTATTAATTCGTCAAATTTCATTTTTCTATTATTTTATTTTAAACAATTCGTATCTATCTCTAGGTTTCCAATTTTCAAATGCAGTTTCCATACCATCAATCATAGTATCACACATTCTCTTTGAATTAAAACCATATTCTTCACTTAAAAAGAATTCTCTACCTTTTAAACCTCTAGCCTTTCTTTCTTCTTTTGGAATATCATACCAATATTTCATAGCTTCAGCCAATTCAGTAACATCAACTTTATCATCAATGATGTAAGGAGTTGGTACTGAACCATTCATTGATTGTGCTCTTGGCCAAATTGGTTTAACCCACTCACCACATTCAACTTTACCTTCCCACTCTCTCCAATCGTGCAATGAACCAATCTTTACATAATCTTCATGTGTAAGAATTTTACCATCTAATTTAAATCCACATTGGTCTTGTAATCCACCTGTAACTAAAAGGATAGATGGTAATCCACTCATAATTCCTTCAGCAGTTGTTAAACCAAATCCTTCATTACCCGCAACATTAACTGAAACATCACATAGATTTAATAACTGATTCATTTGCTCAGTTGATAATCTACTCGTTGAAAATTTTATATCAGTATCACCCGCTAATCTACTTGCAACTGCAATTAAATCAGTTCCGTTTTCATCAACCGGCTGTGTATGCATTAACAATAAAACTTTATCTTTTTTATCTTCAGGCAATCCATCTACAAATTTTTTGTAAGCCCAAATTACATCAGATGGCTGTTTTCTTCTAATATTTCTATTAGACCAGAATAACACATACTCATACTCTTTATCACCGAATAGTTGTTTTTTCAAATCTTCGTTTATAGTATCTAATGGTTGGTATAATTTAGAAACACCATGTGGTACATATGATACTTGCCAATCTTCTCTCGGTATCCATGTCTTTCCATTTTCTAATTTACCAACTCTTTTTGTGATACCATATGTTTGCTTTGAAATACATCCAATCCAATCACAACTTTCGTAGTAATCTCTATTATAATGAGGGTCTGGTAAATCATCCCAAATGTGGTAGAAGAATATTGGTGTTGTTTGTCTGATTTCATGTTCGATATCATATAACCAAATCCAATATCTCGGGTCGGTAAAGTGTAAGATTGCATCTATATCATGCTTACCTAACAATTGTCTAATTGTTTCAGCATCACCATATCCATTATTAGGATAAATGATAACACTACCATCTTCAACACCTGTGAATTTTCGTGCATCATCCGAAACATCAATCACTTTACCTTGATCAGGATGTTGAACCGCTGCACCTAATTGTATCCAATTGTATTTGTGTAATGTACCCAATACAATTTCTTTCGACATAGTAGCAATACCACTATGCATTCTTAAATCATCCGATAAAAGTAAGATTGTTTTTTTCTTATTACTCATAACTTATTTTTACAACAAAATTAAAATTGTGATCCCGAAATATGCAAATCAGCATACGAGTCTATTTTTTGTTTGAATTGTGGGTCTTCTACATATAAAGTTAAAGAACGATTTACTAATTTTTGTAAGCTCATCTTATCATCTATCGTAACCCTTTTGAATTGTGTGTATAAATCTCTTAAAATTTTTACACTTGTTAGTTTAACATCCATATCATTTTCTATTTGTATATATAGATATATATATTTATTTTTTAGAAAACGATAATTATTTCACTCTTATTTCCAAAAAATTTGAACACCTAATATAGCAGATGCTAATAATAAACAAATTAAAGTTTTGGAGGTGATTGGTTCTCTGAATAACAATATACTCATTGTAACAAATACTATGATACCTATACCAAACCCAATCAATCTAGATGGCCATAACTGTCCATCGAAATGATGTACTAATCCTTCTACTGATTTGATATAAAACCATCCTGCAGGAATAGAACTTAATAATACTAACATAGGATACTTTTCGTACCATCCAAATTTTATACTACCTTGTAATTGTAGGAAAGAAAATATTTGACCTAATATTCCAAAAAGAAATCCTTTTATTAAATTCATATTAACTCCAAAGTGGGCATATTTTTCGTTCTTTAAATTCACACCAATCACATTGTTTGCCCTTTTTTGGTTGGTATTCTATTTCCTTATAATTTCCGGCTTCATCAAAGACAGTATCGACAAATTCTAAAAATCCAGCCCATGCTTTATTAACGGAAGGTTTTCCATTTGCAGGAACATGCTTTGAAATTCTAGGGATTGGGTAATCAGCTTCTTCCGATACTTTTCTTTTTAATATCTGAAACTCTACTCTAATCTTATCCTCGCTAATCTCATACTTTTGTGCATAGAATTTTTTATACAATAAAATTTGAGCATTCTTAATAGGGTCTGATTTCTGATATTTACTCCAACCAGCAGTTGATGTTTTAAAGTCAATGATGATTATTGAACCATCTGATAAATCTCTTATAATAACATCGACAAATCCAATGAAATTTACATTCTCTTTAATCTTAATATTCAAAGGTAACTCTATCGCAACCAATTCAAATCCTTTCTTAGAAAAGAAATTACTTAATTTAGATTTGAAGTATTGAATAATTTTTCTACCATCGCCATAAAATTCTTCTAACTCTTCTTTTGTGCATGGAAATTGACCTTCTTCTAACTTTTCTTTTTCTTTGTTAAAGTTTTCAATCAATCGTTTAGATAATAAATCATCTAAATCCAATCCCATAGCAGCTGTCTTAGTTACATTATACATTATATCTAAGAAGTGTTGTAAGGTTTCGTGCATTGCAGTACCGAATATCAAATGTATATTAGCATTTGAAATAGATAACCCATCAATGTAAGATAATTTATATTGTTGCGGACAAGAACTCCACATTGAATACTGAGAAAATGAAACTCTAGCCATTATTTCTTTTTGGTTTTTGCTTTAGAAGATTTTTTAGGTTTTTCGGTTTCTACTTTTCCGTATTTGTTTTTGAGATACACGATATATTCATCCCCCTCTTTTATATTTGTTAGAATATTATAATAATCTATTGCAGTTGATTTAGAACAATTGTATTCTATTTGTAATAACTCTACAATTTTTTCATCAGAAGTTTCTTCACTCTTTCCTCTGATATATCTAAGATAGTATTTTCCTTTTGGAATTATACCAATCATTAATAGATAAAACATCTTAGGCTCCATTGTTTGAGTTAATGGTTGAAACTCTGCTATAATATCTACAAAATCAAAATTCATAGATAAGAAACGATGTATCATATAATTAGACCAGGTCTTCTTATCCTCCTCTGATAAATTATCAAAGTATTTAGGGTCTTGATCTTTTGTTATAGCATTTAAGTGGTCAAAGAGTGTTTTAGCCATTATCCCGCAATATATTTGTTATAAAATTCTAATTTAAACTGGCTATACCCAATTCTACAATTTTCTTCCCAGTCATCCATACTACCATCATCAGATACCCATTTGTATGAAACGATAGGAATATTGAACTCCTTACAAACTCTAGTTATTGAGTATAATTCCATTTCAAATATACTACATTTATTTAACAATTCCAACTTTTTAGGGTTAAAATTATCTACCTTTTCCCTCGTAATAAAGGTTTCAGTTGTAAAGCAGCTAACTCCTTCATTTTCAATCTGTAAGTAATCCCCATCTTGATCAAAAGGTGTAATTGAATAAGGAACTAATGGTTCAGCATCCATATCTCCGTTATAAACATCCTTTACTTTGAGTAACATACCCTTCTCCATTGTAAAACTACCACAACTTCCAAAGTTACATACTAAATCGGGCTTATGTTTAATGATACCTAATGCCGTTTTATATCCTGCATTTATCTTACCAACACCGGTGTGGATTATTGGGAAATCAAATAACATTTCTTGTCCATCTGATTCTTCTTTTAATGCACATACAAACATTATATTCATAACAACTGAATTATAATTCTAATGAAATTGACGAATCTTGTGTAGGTTCTTCGTTTGTAGGTTCTACTTGTGGAGTATGTTTTCTAAACTCTTTTGGTAAAAGGTCTTCCAATGGTTTTCCACAATTACCACATAATAATACATCCACTGGTAATACTGCATCATTAGCAGTTCCTGTTACGAACTTTGAGATTTTCTTTACCATAACTGCATTGATAAAATACTCACCTCCACAATGTAAGCAATTTAAATCTTGTGCCTGTGATAAATCGATTTTTGGTTGTTGAGGTTGTTGCCCTCCTAAAATTTGTGCCATAGCTTTATTTTATATTTAATTTTTGTTCTAAATTTATTTTAATAACTCCATATATTTTTTCATGCCCTCTTTCATTTGGATGTGATGGATCTGGTGTTCCATATGGTCTATCCGGCATTAAAAATTCTTTCCATATAGTTGTATCATTTCCACTATAAAGTGGTTCAATTAATACATCGGTGATTTTATTTTTTTCATCAATTTCATCTAAGAAAAAGAAATCTTCATTTTTAAATGTATCATAAAATGAATTTCTAACATCACTATTTTCTGTCAAAAATCTTACCATTGATTTAGAAAAAAATGTAGAATTAAGTATTTCATAATCTACATAATTTAATTTATACCCAACAATAGGAATAGGTATATCAAAGAATAGATGTTGTATATCATGCTTCTTAAAGAATTGATGAACTAAATAAATGGAATAAGTGTTTTGTTTAAATAATTCTTTTAAGTACTGAACCCATTTATCCTTATCAAAATCCTTTTTGTATTTCCAATATTTTCTATTATAAAAATTTTCATATTCAGTCCAATACCCAACCCAATCTTCAATTCTCAAATCATCAGCTTTGATTCCATACTCTTTCATAAAATCATCATATTGAAATGAATTTGCATACACTTCTTTATGAAAACGATTTCCGTAAAATGGATTTGGAATTAAATCTTTATCTATTTGTCTTTCGAAGTAAGTAGTCTGAAATAAAACTAATGCATTTTTATAAAATTCTATTGGTTTATTTAAAATAATATTACTACCAACTATATTACCAGCACCACTAATAGATAAATTTATAAAAGGAACTCCTAATAAATCTGCTATTCGCTGACCATATATCTTATCCTTATCAGCATTTAATCCATAACTGATAGAACATCCCCATAATATTACTTTATCTATAACTTTCTCCATATCCATACTGGTTCGCAGAATCTTTTACCTTTAGCTTCTTCCGCTTTTGCAATTGCCTCTTCGGTATATCTACCCTCATCACCTTCAATAATTGCTCCTGCTCCCGCACTACCAGGTCGCTTAGCCATTTCCATGCCCAAGCATCCTTCGTATTCTGCACCTAAAGTTTTAATATAATCATTCATAGGGTTTGTAATCTCTACATATCCCTTTTCTCTATCGTTTGATTTAGCATATACATCCGCAATATTAACTGCCAAATAACCCCCTTTGCGTATCGTTGGCCATAGGTTGTGAATTACTTTATGTAAGAACATTTCATTCCACGCATCTATGGATTTATACCGAACCCAGCTTTGAGTATCATCGTAAGAATATCTCTCCACATTGAAATATGGGGGTGAGGTGAATACAATATCAAAGTGGTTTTCGAATGGAGTGAAGTCAAAGTCTTCTGCAGGAGAACAATGGAATTCCGCTTTCTTTTCAACTTCGAAGAATGTACGATGTTTCTCATACCATTCAGCCTGTTTATTGTATATCGGATGATTTTCTTTTCTCGGGTCAATACCCACATAATGTTTTCCATATTAACTTGCATAAAATCCTGCTACTCTATCTCCCCAACCTGCTGAGAAATCTAATACATTTTCAACTTTTAAATAATCATACAAAGCCTTTGCCACATTTGGTTTAAATTGTGCGCAAATATACTTTCTCAACCCCAAACAAGTTCTTAATGAATTTCTATCAATCTCATCAAATTTAAGAGTATATAATCCACCCATAAGTGAAATCATAAAATCTCTCGTTTCCCAAGTTCTTTTTGGACCAGGTGATACTGTTCCATCTACACTCCAACGATTTGCCTGTTGAAAGTAATTAGATGCTTCGTTACCAATATTATTTCTACTGAAGTATTGTTGCTTACCTCTGAATGTTAATGGGTAATTACTTTCCGATGCTTTTCTCGGAAACCATTCACCTTCTTTAAGAATATCAGCCCACCAAGTTCCTTTTAATTTTTTGTAGGCATCTAACGCTTCTTTTTCCGAAATATCAGCATAAGGAATAGGATACTCCATAAGAACATCTGCTAATGTTTCCTTTACATCATTGATATCAAAAGTGTTCTTTATGTAAGTCCATTCTTCTTTACCAATGTGGAGATACGGCTCCATTCCTTTAAATTTATCAAAATATTCTAAATACATAATTGTGTTATTTTCCTACATTCCAAAATAAAGCTCCTGGTGAAGCCATTTCTTTAATATGTTTCCATGCTTTACTATCATATGTTAATGAAGATGGAAACGGAGGTCTTTCCTCTATCGGACAATCTTTGTGAAATGGCATTCTTTTTGGTATTGTTATTGCTCTACCCATCTCTTCTGCGGTAGTACCATGTCCAATCTGAACTCCATATACTTTTGCATCAGGCCATGCTAATTGTAATCCTCTACTCAATGTCCCACTACTCATCACAGTCCAAACTTCAGTTGGTGTTATTGGTAGTTTCTTTGCAAAGTTAGCAATTGTTTGAATTATTATAGGGTGGTCTAATCCAAAAGGAATACACATAGTTTTATCCCATCCTAATCCTTGCCTATCTTTAGCTCTTTTATTTATAACCGTCAGCATACCCATTGGTACTTGATTAATTTCCGCACCCAATGCTTCTGATTCTTTTGTTAATTCAGTTTTCTCATCACTATCTGGAACATAAATCACTGCTTTCTTTCCCAAATCTTTACATACATGAGCAAGAGCAAGTTGTGCATATCCTTGTCTCGGTGAAGCATAAACCCAATTTTCAATATGAGGATACCTTAATACATAATTGTAAGCGGCTCTTCGTTTAGTTCCACCGGGTAAAAGGTCTTCTCTTACAACATAGATACCTTCAATATTTTCTATAACAATCTCAGGCAATCCAATATCTCCATCTAATTGTTGGTAATCAAAATCAAAAAAATCAAAGTGTTTCATTTAGTGCTTCTCTCTTTTTAAAATATTTCAAAATTACAATTTTACCAATTGAACCAGATAATAGAAATAAAATAATTGTAACCCAATCCCCTTTTAAAAAACTATCTACTGAATATGCAGTTGATGCAATCCAAAACATAGTTTGAATATTAAATAGTATAACGGATTTTGTTATATTATTTTCAACTACCCATTTAATTTCCAATACTTTGAAAACTGCTAATGCTAATTGGGATAATATAACAAACCCATATACTAATATCTGATGCATTATTTACCTAAAATTTGTAATACAGCAATGATACCTGCCATAAATTGAATTTCTTTATCAACTACTAATGCATCTTTTGCAGTTGCTTCAGCTAATGCCTGAATAACAGGCGCAGTACTTCCTTTTGCGTAATCATCTAATTTATCATATAGGAATGAATAAACATCGGTGAAATCAGTAATACGATTATCAGCAACTAATTGTCTAATATTCATAAATTTATTACGAATTTCATCTTTTGATTTTAGCATTTCTACTAATTTGATACGGAAATCAGAATCAACGATTGTAGCACTATCCGTTTTTAAAACACCATCTACACATGCTAATTGACAAGTATTGATAATCTTACGGATATCTGGATAATAACCATCTACAATAGGAACTAAATCAGCAGGATTGAATTGTATATCCTCTTGCTTTAAGATTTTAGCAATTTGAACTGCAACATCTTTTTTAGTAGGAGGAACAATTTGAAATGATTGACATCTACTTTGAATTGGTAGAATAATCTTTTCAATATAATTACAGGTCAAAATGAATCTACAATGTTTAGAAAATGTTTCCATTAAATTTCTTAACAATGCCTGTGCATTTGGAGTCATATAATCAAACTCATCTAAGATGATTACTTTGTAAGGTTTAAACCCTACTCCACTTGCAAAGTTTTTCACTTTATTACGAACTGTATCAACATTGTTTTCATCTGATGCATTGATAATCATTACATCACATTCAATGTTCTTTACAATTAATTTAGCTAATGTAGTTTTACCAGTACCGGCTTTACCGAAAAACAAAAGGTGAGGGATATCACCACTTTGTAAATATCCCTTTACCTTTGCTTTAAGATTTTCATTACCCACATAATCATCCAAATTTGTAGGTCTATATTTCTCAACCCAAAGTGAATGAACTACTTCTTCTTGTTGTTCAAAAAAACTCATACTTTGATTGGATTAAGATTAAGATAATTGTACTTCAACTAAGTAATAATTTGATGAGAATCCATCAACTGCAAAATCAACATTTGCCAATCCTTCCTTAGATACTTTCAATGTAGCTTTATTAGCTTCTTTGTTAGCAGAAAGAATTTCTTTGAAATATTTCGCAGAGAATGAGATTGGTTTTACCTCTCCATCAAAACTATCATTAACTACTAACTCAACTCTATTTGTATTGATATTAGAATAACCAATAACAATTTTTAATTTACCTTTTTCAGATAAGATTGTAAAGTTATCAATATCACTTAAAGCAGATTTAGCTTTAATGAACTTTTCAATAAAATTACCATCCATATCAATACTGATACCGAATTCTGGCAATTGTTTTAAATCAGGAACATTTGGAATAACTGCCAAATCAGCTAATTGATACTGAATTGTAGTTGAATCCGAAGTTAAAGAAAGTGAAATTGGCTTTTCATCTACTTTCTTTAAAGCAATTTGAATGTCGTTTCCCAATACATTCAATAAACTTTTTAATGTGTTAGTGTTATACACACCGATTGTTGAATCTTCAAATTCAAAATCAGTTAATGATACCGAACCCAACACTGTTTTATCATCAGAGATAAACTTTGTAGTAATTGTGTTTCCCTCAGCATTCCAAGATACTGATTCTACTAAACCGGCTAAGTTATACTTAGAGATAAAACGATTTAAACGATTTTTGTCCATAACGATTGTTTTATTTTTTATTTTTTATTTGTGTAAATATAGGTGTTTTATTTGTATTTTCCAAATTAAAATGAGAAAAATTTATCAGATTTGGTGATTTTTAGCTGTAAATGTCCCCAACTTAATGCTTTATAGAAATCTTCTAATTTGTTCTGCATTTCATGCTCAAAAATCTTATCATAATCTATGTAATTTTTGATGAAAGATTCGATTTCTTCTGGATCATCCGCTCCTTTGAATGCAATAGTATCTAATCCTAATGGATTTTGTTTAAGATATACCCATTTCATTTTATCACCATTTTTCATAGGAGAGTATTTGAACCCACAATTGAAGTGTTTAAGTAATTGATTATAAGTCCATGCCGCTTTAACATGGGCAGGTGTTCCTTTCATAAACTGAAACATTGAACCCTTAGCCGGAGTGTATTTAGATAATTCTTTTACCGAACTACTCTTAGCGATATTATATGGTTTAACCAATGGTAATGAACCTTTGAATGTAATAATTTTTTCATCCATAGTTTCCTTAGTCTCACCTCTCAAAATATCAATAAGAGTTTGTTTCATAAAGTCTTTGAATGATTGTGGAAACGATGAACGAACCACATCCAATCCTTTTACTTGCAGTTGGTCACATTTAATACCATTCTCTGCAATAATCCATTGTGCATATCGTTTCTTTGCTACCCAAAATCCTGCTTTGGATACAAACTCTTTTTTAATTTGCAATCTATGAGTATCGATGTTAAATGCTTTTGATGCCAACATATCATAGAAATTATTTAAGAAGTTTTGGCTTTCACCTGCAATTGCATCCACTTTTAAAGCAATCTCTTCATCATTCTCTTCTCTCCAATTTGGAAATCTATGGTCTAATAAAGGAACTGATGAAAAGAATACGGAATCGGTGTCAATGTAAATGTTATAATCCACATCTTTTGTTCCCAACTCTTTATTGTATTTAATGTTAAGCATATTAGCAGTATTTTTAATTACTGTCTGACCCGTTGTGGTCACTGCTTCCGCATTATCAATATCATAGAATCGGAACGATGGTAATCCTAATACTCCATATAATGAGTTAAGTAAGATTTTTTGCACCAATTGTCTTTTAGCATAGAATGCATATTGTTCTTTATCACCTTCCTCTCCATACTTCTTTTCTAATTTACGATACTCAACCCTCTTTTGAAACCATTCTTCTAAGATAGCAGGAATACAACCTTTTTTGTCTCTTCTGAATATTACACCATTTGATGAAATAGAATAATCATTATCTTTCATAAATTGGTCAAATCGTTCTCTCGAAACAGTCTTACCCATAATGGTATAACTCTCATCTAAGCCCTTAATATATCGTTCGATATCCCAATCCTCCACCTTAGTCATTTTGGTCTCTGGTGAGATGTTTAAACTCATAATAATCGATGGATATAGAGATGTTAAGTCTAAGTCATAAATCCAATCATGCTTACCAACAATTGGGTCTTTTACATACGCACCAATAAACTTCTCATCCTTTGCACCCTCATCAATACCACCACTTTCTCTCATTGCCTCAATCTTAGCATCCGAATCTTCTTTCTTCATCTTATTAGATGCTACCAATCCTCTTTGTCTAAGAAAACATAAAAGTGCTCCTTCCATAATTCTACCTGCAAAGATAAAATCATCATAAGCAATATGACCGGCATGACAGATACCTCTAACTAATTCTATGAATTGTAGTTTTTTATCCATATCTACAATCAATCGAACGTCTTCTAAGTTATACTCAATAAATCTTTCGATATCATTTTTGAATAACTCATCTAAGTTACCGGTATATTCAACCTTACCCCTACCTAATTCAATTCTAGCAACTGTATCCAGTCGATAGTTATCCAATTCTTTATAGTTGTATTTTTGATATAGTGTAAGATAATCTACTGCTGAT